TTGATTTCATCTAAATCCAATTGTGAACGTTTGAGGTTATCGTTTGCATCTGCAATCTTCGTAGAGTAATCCTGACGTGAGTATTCTCTGATAAGAGTTTGTACTGACTTGATTTCATCAGAAGCAATTGCACTCAACTCTTCAAACAAATTGAGATCAAGGAATTGTGCCAGAAGGTCTTTACGTTCTCTCTGTGCCTTATCAATAAAGTTCGTGTTGTTTCCTTGTAGGGAAAATGCGGTAATGATAAAGTCATCATATGTACCGAGATAGTTTCGGATTGCAAAGTTTGTTCCGTCTCTATCATCACCATTTAGAGAAATCTTTTCACCACTTTCTTCGTGCCAGAAATCAACATTAACCTTTACGTGTCCTCTCTTATCTTTTGTGGCAATACGTTCAATCCAGTAATCTTTTCCATTGATTTGGAATTGGAACTTACAACGAAATGAATCTTTCTTGTTGTTGAGAACTTGTGATGCCTTGAACGTTCTAGAACACTTATCAAATATACAGAACATAAGGGCATCCAATACAGATGACTTACCACTTGCATTTGCAGCAAAGATACCATACGTTCCATTCATTTGACTGAAATCAATCTTGTTGCCTTCTCCATATGAGAACATATTGTCAAATTCAAACTTGATTGGATTCCAAATTACATTACGAAGAACAACTGATTTATCAAGGTTTGTATTGATTGTTCTGTTTATCTTCCTAACTTCATCTATTACTTCTTCTTCTACCGCAAACTCTTTTTCAAGATAATCACCGATGAGTTTGTTTTGATATTCAACATCACGAACATCACCAATAGAAACCATTGATTGCGTTTGTCCGTTTGTTGGCTTTGTTGAAAACTTCTGAATACGAATGTCATCAACCTTTACGATTGATTTTAGTTTGGCTACCGCCTTCATCAGTTCGGAGTTTGGAGTATTGTAAGAACGAACACGAATTCTGTTATGAATCGAAAATTCAGTCGGTAGATTTACAAATTTACCTTCGTCAATATCAATAGTGTAGTGAGACCAATCATTTGGAATCTGAACAAATGTTGATTTGCCTTCAAGAAGATTCCAATGAATGATTCCGTGAACTAATCCTTCACCAAAGTTTTGTTGGATAAGAGAACCTGCATAGGCAAACTTGTTGTTTGGATGTAGATATTGAAATCCGTGAATATCACCAAACATACCAAAGTCAAAATCCTTGAACATATCCATATTGACTCGGTTGTTCTTGATTGTTTGACCAAATCCAATATCTGCTCGGTCAATTGCACCGTGATAAAATACCACCTTTATCCCGTCCCCTACAACGTCCTCTGCCTTGATAAAATTCTCAGGGTCTTCGTGTACAGAATTCAGAATAAAATTGACACCACCGAGAGTATAGACCCCCGTGTCCTTCAAATAAAAGAAGTCGGGTGTATCTATTGAGTCTACGATTGGTGAAAGGGCATCCAGACGATTGCGGTTATTCAGATTCATATCGTGATTACCAGCGATAAGAAGAACAGGTGCAATATCAGAAAGGTTCACGAGGAAGTTTCTCGTCATTACAATAAGTTCAGGAGACATATCTGTTTTTGCGTGAACAATATCTCCAGCAAGATAAATGATTGTGTTCTTATCTTGTTGGACTTGTTCTTTACAATAGTCATATACCCGATTGAATACCGACTCGTATTCATCGTGTCTCTTGAAATTACGAATGTGAACGTCAGCAATGTGAATGACGTTATCTACTTTGTTTATTCTTTTTGAAATGAGTGTTTGTTGTATCACACTAATATCCTTTCTTTCATCAAATCAAACCCATCTACCGATGGTAATGTTTCAATATACTCTGAAAATCTTTGAAATCCAAATTCATTGATGTCTTTATCTGGAAGTTTTACCATACTTGTTTTGATTCCGTTTGAAATCAACCACTCACAAATCTTTATGGAGTCCTTCATCGCATCATTATCAAGGGCAACAATAACCTTTGGTGGTTTACGAATCAGTATCTTTTCTTTTAGAAGAGGTTGGACAATTTTACCGAATAGTGGTATGGCATTGAAACGGGCAGAAATGGCATCAAACACACCTTCAACAAGTGTGATTGGTTCTTTCCAATTTATAAGAGATTCAAATCCAACAACATCTTTACTTACAGGTGGATTTTTATACTTTGCGTTTACATCTTCAAAGATAGTTCGGGAAACAAAGAAGTTTAGGTTTAGATTATCGTCATATGATGGGACAATAATTCTACCACCATAGATACCATTTGGACAATAACCGATGTTGTATCTGAAAATATCTGTTGGGAGAATACCACGAGATTTTAGGTAAGATACCGCTTGTTTTATTTGCATTGCAATTTTGATGTCTCGTATAGAACCAAAGTCCGTAAGACGGATAAACTCAGGTGGTAATCTCAACTCCTCGTCTTTATCATCAGTGTTGATATAAGTGTGGAGTGCCTTTGTTTTGAGGATTCTGTTGAGGGACTCGTAGTGTTGACGGTCTACTCGTAGACGTTTGAACAGGGATTGTATTGTTCTACCCTTTTCGTTTGAAACCCAACAATGCCAGAAGTTTTGGTTTTTAGAGTTAGATGAAACATCTATCTCCAACTTTGGTTTGTAGTGGGAAACGAATGGTGAAAAGAAAGAATAGTTGTTGCCGGAGGTCTTCTTTCCTTTACCTAAAACTTGTTCTAACAGATGTAATAAGTCGTGGTTTATCATAGTGAAACCAATATACGACTATTTGAGGAGATTTACAAATCTATTTTATTCCCATAGACATATTTTGGTGGGTCTTGATTTGAATTTGAGGTGTAATACACTTCAGTAAATTCTATCTTTTTACCGTTTTCAAGTGTACATGATATGTGGAAGATTGGTTTCCAAGTTTCCTCAAATACAATTTTCATTTGCATTTTTTCTATTGTTTTTATAGGAGAGTTGAATTCTTCGGGTGCACCTCCGAATTCCGGATTTGCTCGTTTGATAGGCATACCGATTAGTTGTTTTGAATACTCTCTGAAGGAGTCTCCCCATTCTTTTTCAAGTTGTTTCATCTGTGTTTCAAAGGCAGAACGAATTGAGTTGTCAAGTTCTACACGAAACTTGTTTACTTTTTGATTTTCTTCATCTTCGTTTATGAGTCGTTTCAACTTTATCAATGGAGTCTCCAAATGTTATATCATATAAATATACTGAATCACAAACATTCATCCAACCATTCTTTTGGAATTTCTTTTTTTGACCATAACCAACCCCGTTTTTCACAGAATTGGGCATATGTTGTTTTACTTCCTTTGTAGAGTTTTGCATTTGGATTCTGAAAGACAAACCTAATATCTATGTTTGGATATTGGTTGAATATCAGTTCCATCTTTTCTCGGTCGGCTTTTACCCAACGTCCTTTTGTTTCCAAGTACATTGTTCCACCCTTTTTCTTTTGTAGAACAAAGTCGGGTGTGTAGGTGTGGTTTGTGGCGGGTCTAATATACGAAAGTTTCTCGGTTTCGTAACTGTATTTTTTCTTGGAGGATTTTAGATTTTCATTTATTTTATCTTCGAGACCAGAACGAAACCCGTGTTTTATCGCAACTGCATTTCTTTTCATTTATATATCCCATCTAACAATGATGTTCATATCTACGTCATCTCTCTTTTCAAGTGGTGATGATAATTTCCCAATAGCAACCAAGTCGTATTTATCGTTATAAAGACCAATTGTTGTTATATATGGATTGAATAAAGAACTAGTTGCATAATCTTCGATAACTTGTGATTGGTTATTTTGATCTTTACGAATAGTCCAATTTTGTGTAAAGTTGAATTCGGATTTACGAATTTTACATATCACTTCATACTCATACAATGTGGTTGTACTACGGAAAGAACCTGTAAATCCATAGTTTGTTCCATCAAAATCAAAATTACCAGTTCTTCCTAAAAATGCATTCCAATATTTAGGTCTTGGATCAGAAATAACAATCATTCCATGTTTATAGAATACATTTCCAACTCTAGCCGTTTGATAAGCATATCCAGTTTCGAAGTTATTATTACCAAGATAAGTAATTTGTTCTGATGTCAATCCTTTATTGTATATTCGCACTTCATCGAGATAACCATTG